CTTCATTAACTCCTGCAATTCGATGAAATGGTGAGCCTTCATTTCTTTTGCAGTTTTAACAAGTCTGTATCGTTTGCCTTTGTGCTTAAAGGTAAACTTTAATTTGCTCTTTGGTATCTCCTGAAGAAACGTAAGGTCTATTGACTTTAATTTGTCAAGTGTCCATTGCTCTACTTCTTCGTAGGGCGTTTCTGTGAGAATAGATACAACCCATGCAGTACGTTCAATAGCGTTGCAGTTCTTGTCTATCTCGTTAATCTCTTGTAGTTTTTTGATTGTAATATTATTCCAGTTAAGCATAAAAAAATAATCCTTTTTTGTTGTGTTGTTTGCAATCCCAAGCTAACGCCAACGACATTACGCAGTCATCGTGCAGTCCTTGTGGTGCGGTATATTTTACTCCTGTTCGGGAATATTCAAATTCAAAGTTACGCATTTCATCCGCAATATTACCGTCAGGGAATCCTATTTGCCTTTGTTGTACTGCCATCACCAAGCCTTCAATGAGTTGTTGTTTGCTCTGAGATGTAAATTTGAAGCCTACTACTCTTGGGTGCTTTCTTTGTAATTGCTCAACGATTGGATCACCAACACCAGTAGAGTCTAAGTAGGTCGGAGTGTTTCCGATTAAGTTAGAAATCTTTGTCATAGTCTGTGACCAATCCATTTGAAAGCGTTCAAAGTGGCATACATTACCTTGTTCATTTAGTCCAATTATAACCGTCCAATCCGTATATTTTGCTAAGTCAATGCCGTATGCTGCAACTATACCCGATTGGGTAGGAATTATGCAGTTTTCTATATTATCGTACCCGAAAGGGTTTGAATTGTCATCAGCAGGTTCTGCAAGGTACAACTCCTTGAAAACGTAATCAGGTAAGTCACGCTTTGCCTGTTCTATTTCTTCTACATCTAAGATGCCTTCTTTGGCTGCATCGTAAGCAGTTATTTTAAAATATTCAAGATTAGGTTCGCCTCCTTTGGCTTTCTCTCCCAATTTGTAAAACCAATTCTTTTTCCCTTTGACGTTACCGATTAGTTTGCATTTGCCTTTAGTTGCAGTCAACGTAGAACGTAAAGCAAACCAACTTTCCTCTCTTGCTCTACTTGCCTCGTCAAATACTGCTGCATAGACATCGTCACCGTATAAGTTATCAGGTTTCTCTGCAGACTTAAACTCTATCCGTGAGCCTATGGGTGTAGTTAATACAAGTTTAGATTCATTGCTCTGGAAGAAGTCACGAGAGTTGACCTGTGCTTTCATTCGTCTAAATGCTATCTCCGCTTGTTGGTAGACAGGAGCAACCCACCAAACCGCTTGGTTTTCTTTTAATGCCAAACTCTGTTCAAACAACCAAATAATATGAGATGCAGTTTTACCTGTCTTAGTAGATGCTGCCGTAATTGTGTAACGTGCAGGACTATCTAAGATGGCTTTCTGATAGCTCGTTAAATATGGTCGCTTGTAGTTTATTTGCATATCATGTTGTTGGGTTCACCGAATTCATACCATGTCGTTGACGTCAACGTTATGGTCTACACACTTTCTGTAACAAATCTATTCTTTTTTTGTTAATCTCTTTAATGTTGTGATGCTCGTTGCAGTAGTTGTAGTTAATTAATCCTACATCTTTACTTTTACCACTTTCTATCAGTTGCGTTAACGGTGTAGTCCAATCATTATTCTGCACAAAGAATACGCCTAAGTTACTTTTGTGGTTCGTGTATGGCTCAACACTTGAAACTAAAATAGGTCGTTTGTATGCAGCAGCCTCAACAATCTTCAACTCTGACTTGTAGCGATTGAATGTCTGAGCCGTCAACGGTGCTAAACAAATATCAATCTCAGAATAAATCTCAGCGTATTTATCAGGTGTTGTACCTACTCTCGTTTCAAACCAACTTGGGCGGTTCTTTTGGTTTTCTCCTGTAATGGCTTTCTCCATCTCTGCCCACATTCGTGAGTTCTCGTGGTGTCCACCCATTATAAACCTATAGCCGTACTTCTCGCAGATAGGTCTTATTTGATTTGTAAGCAACTTTATATCCTCAACGTGACTTATACCACCAACCCAACCAATCGTTGGTGTATGGTCTTTATTTACGTTCCATTGACTCTGTGTAAAGTCTACTGCGTTTTCAGCGATTGCAATTTTATCTCCTTTGTAAAACTCCTTTATCTTTTCAGCAAGTTGTGGAGTCGTAACCTGAACTCCATCGGCATAGGTTAAAGCGTTCTTAACTCCGTCTTTAATGTAGGCTCTGTAAAACTTGTACGCTGGGTTGTACTTCGGAAGTACCCAGTAGTCATCAAGATCAACGATGTAAGGGACTTTGTACTTTGCGAGTAATGGTAAAATGTTGTACTGATAGCGTCCTAACCAACGATTAAATATAACGCAATCGTATTGACTATAGTCGAGGTTAACCCAATCTGCATTATTCAAGCTGACATCTACAGTAATGTCGTGATCTTGTTGTAAACGAAGATAGGGAGTGTACAATCTATGAAAGGACACTCCATTCGCTCCGTCAAGTAGACAAATTACTCTCATTAAAAGGGTGCTTCTACTTTGGGCTTTGGCACTGCAACCGAGTGAGTCGCTTTGCTCTTCTCGTTCTGTGCTTTTAGTTTTTGTACACGCACACGTACATCACCGTATTTGTTTACTTCTAACTTGCCGCTTTTAATTGCTTCGTTTAGTTTCTCGATGTTAATGCTGACGTTTAAGCCGTAGTCATCAGACCAGGCACTACCTAAGTAAGTTGTTTCCATTTCTTTTAAAATATTCGTTTATAATTGTGTCAAGTGCTATTCCTATCTGCGTTGGGTTAGGCATTTCTATTTCTTCGCCTCGTCTCCAATCGTTGTAGTAGATCAGAAGAATGATTGCTTCTTTTTCGGTCATACCTTTTTTTTATTAACCTGGTCAAAGAAATCTAATTCATCATTAAGACGTTTTAAAAAGTTTTCTTCACCATCATCTCCTGACAATAACCAATCTATTCGATGGGCGTATATCTGTGCTTCTCGTAAAATGTTAACGGCTTCTTTAAATCTCTTTATTACTACTCTTGGGTATTTGTGATGATTTTTGTCTTCAGGGTTTCTCTCAAGCCATTCTTCATCTATCCAAGATTGCTCTTTAAGTTCTTCTTTAGTTTTTGGTTTGCCGTTCTTTTCAATAAGTTGTTCTATTTTGTCGGCAATATATCCAATCTTATATTGGTCGTAATCAAAGTGTCCTCCGCTCATATTAGTCTAAGTTTAATGTTACGTTTATTACTTTTGCTTCTACGGTAGCCTCTACTGATTCCTTTGGTTTGCCGTACACTCTCGATAGAAGCGTGTCCATTGAATAGAGTGAGCCTTTCTCGTAGCTCTTTATTATAGCCTTTGCAACTGTTTTCTCAAGCATGGTTGCTTCGTCATTTTTAAGCACGTCTTTGATTTGCTTTTCGTCCATTGACATAATGACCTGAATAGAATCGTTAACCTGAGAAAGTGAGTAACCGTTCTCTTTCATCAGAGTAGTGAACTTTTTAGGTCTGCCGTTAGGATTGTTTGTCTCTCCTTTTTCGGGTACTTTTAAAGTCCCTCCATTTCTGCCTTGAATCTCTTTCATTACTTTGTACTTACTTTGTAATTACAGACTTATTCCTCTTTCAAATAGCATCTGTCTTAGTTGCTCTCGTGTGTCTTCAAGTAGGCTGTATTCTTTTTCTTCAAGTTCGCTATACTTGATTTTCTGACGTAGAAACTCATCAAATTCGCATAGCACACAGAAGTAGTCAAATCCTTTGTTTGCGAAGTTATATTGTTCCTGGTCTTCAGGTAGTTCAAATTCTATTGTTGCTTTCATTTTTTAATTCTTCTTTATTTAAAACATAAAATAGGTTTTGTAATTCGTGTACATATTCTATTTTTACAATGTCATCAACTGAACCTTCATAGTCAATTTCACAATAACTCATTGTTTCTATATTAATATGACCTCGTTTACCTATAATGGCATAAATACCATTTAAACCGCATCTTTCTTTTAAATCAATAAAACCAAACTTCAACAACCATTCTTCTGTTAGTGGGATGGCTTTACACCATATTCTTTCAGCCTCCCAAACTTCTTCAATAGTATTTGGCGTTACTTGTGTTGGTATTCCATTGTGGTCATACCAATTCCCAATTCTTAACTCATTTGCTTTCATTTTCTTTCGTTCATTTTAACTTGGTGTACTACTTTCAGCATTACTTTATGTTCTTTCTTATCTCCCAAATCCATGTGACACTTTCTGCATAGTGCTTGTAGGTTTTCTATTGTGTCTTTTGTTTTGCTGCCTCCCATTGAACGTGCTTCAATATGGTGTATGTCTACTGCAGTTTGTCCGCACATCTCACAGGGAATCCAACTGCTTTCATCGTAACCGAAATAGTCTAAATATATTTTAGTGTGCTTTTTCATTTAAAAAAATATCAAAGAGTAAATCTGTTGGCACTTGTGACATTCCTTTGCTTTCAGAACACCAATAGTAAATGAAGTCGTGTTCATCGCAGCAAGTCCAATGATTCTCCGCAATCCACTCAGCAAATTTAATTTCAAATAACATAATGTACTATTAGTTCATTTTTTTCTTAAATAATAAACTCCACTTTGTAGGCTTGGACATTTCCAGCAGTAAAGTGAATCCGCATTGCTCAAATAAGTGTACCCAATGTGCTACAGGCTTGATGTTGATGTGTCCCCATTCTTTATCAAAATTAGAATAGTGAGGCGTTGAACTGAAGTGAAAGTAATTACATTTTAGGTTGGATAAGAATGGTTTTAACTTGTCGTCTTCAATATGCTCCATTACTTCTATGCACGAAACAAAATCTGCCTTTATTTTCTTCGTTGTAAAATCACAGATATGATATTCATCTGCAACGTTTCGCTCGTGGGCATATTCGTAGTGGTGTTCATTCAGGTCGTAGTAAATAGTCTTAATGCCTTTCTTCTTCATTGCTAAACAATAAGCACCTACTCCACCTCCTAAGTCTGTGTGTGTTTGAATATCCAACAAAGTTGTGATTTCATTTACAACATCTTCGTACATATTTACAAAAGATGGATTATCTAAATGGATGCCGTTACGCATTTCGTAATCAAAGCATTGCTGATTATTCCAAAGTCCTCCGAATGAGTTCATATTCCCTTAAAAGTTGTTTTGTTGTTTTTGTTTCTTTTCCATTGCTCCAATAACTAACACCTCTCACGATGTCGTATAAGACATAAGAGTTGTGTGCTAAGTACTCAGCAAATTTAACTTGTTCTTCTGTTTTTTTTTGGTTTTTGCTCATCATCTGCAATAGTAGCTGCTTGTAGTTCTTGTTGTGCTTCTGCTCTTACAATTAACGAATAAAGTGACTCTACAAAACAATTAGAGCAGGTCGGCATCGGTCTGCCCATCTCTCTGAAGTAGATGTCTCTGACTTTTACTGAGTCCTCTGGTGCTAACCTCATAAAACCACTATGCTTCCACTTAGTGAAGTGTGGTTGAATCTCAGTAATGATGTAGTTTATTTCTTCTTGTGTCATAAGTATTTATTTATAATCGTTGCACTTGCTGCTGCTAAAA